GGCTCACAAAAACAAAAAGAGTGAAAGGAAACAGCATCGGTACGTTGAACCGGGCCCAGCTGGAGTGTTTTTAACTCAACTCAAGAGTTTGGAGGGGAATTTCTGCCATACAGCATACTCAGTTCCACCCACAGTGATCCTCGTATTGAAGTTCCGCTCAAGAGCTTTCGTAGCAGTATACACAATAGGTGTCATATTGTAACGATCGAGCAATCTTTGAAGAACTTCAGTAGTGATATCATGGTAGTCCACACTGATGGAAGGATTAACCGAATACCCATCAACAGTGGTTGTGGGGGGGTCTTGCTTGATATTGTTGGCAGTTTCCAAAGAATCTGCATACACAGAAAATAAGGAGTTGTAGGATATAGTGGTGATATCAGCGACCCCACACAGAGAGTTTAGATTCCGTTCTAGCACCAAAGTGGAACCATCATATGCCCTAGTGTTACCAGAGGTAATCAAAATGCCGAGAGCATTCAATTGAGCGACTGTCATAACACGTGGGTCAGCAGAAACAGAAGTAATCCTCTCTGGGTACGCACCGAGAAATCTTGTCTCAGCGACGGCTATAATTGCAGCAGGGGCACCAAGAATTGCCGTTGGGGGGAGCCACCTATCAGCGGAGTCCAAATGATCAACCCTGATCAAATTTGGCAACGTAAATACTCCGCCAGGTACTGTGTAGGTGTCGGGGGGGGTGTTAAGCCCACGAACGACCAACCTCGGAACTCCATAACGCAGGGCAAACCGTCCAAAGTCTCCCAGGTTTGCAAAGATGCTAACAGCACTCTCCATATCTTGAATCCGCAAGACGAGCGTTCCACAATTATATTCCTCAGTGGAATCATTAGAACGTTTTGGGAGCAGAAGACTCTTATAGATTGTGGTGAATGGGGTCCGAACAACCATCACGCCTTCTTCAGGGCGGGAGATGTCCAAAGGACCGCGATAGTGCAAAGCGTTAGTGGAGGGGCCCTCTAACAGCGAGTAGTCAAAATCAATTGAGTTACCCGGTCGATATACGGCTAAAACTGTGGCCTTTCCAACTATGGTGAACACCGGTTCGCAACGCCAAATGCGAAACATAGATGCGTAGTAAGCCAGACTAGACTTGCGAAAAGTGGCGCTGGCATCATCAGGAATCGCATGTGCGAACAGCGATGATATAGGAATCGCCACTATGTGGGACCCAGCATCAACATGGACATAGTCTATCAATTGGCTGCGTTTAAGGCAGATCCTGAAGGTCCCAGGGATTTGGGGTCCCGCAGAATCGACTGGAACACTCTTACCATCAGGAGCTACAACTTGTTCATCACGTGTGGCAAGAACCGACTCTATGGTGCTCTCCGTCTGCATACTTTGACAGCGAATCTTCACCTCTTCCTTGCGGTGACCACGACGAGTCTTAGATCTCTCGTAGACCTGCGGAGTTGGGCGAGGGCGAGGAAGTGCACGACTACGCAGTGACTCAACAGGCGCGACAGATCTCATACCGCTAGTGAAGGGAATGGGGTTTGCCAACGGATTGAGCAGCTTAAACTCCGAGTTAGTGAAGCGAGCCCAGACAGTGACAGTTACTGTCGGGTCTCCATCAGCCCCAACGAGCAGCGGATTAAAAACACTAACACGCAACCCACCAACATCATAACGTGGATCCGTTGTGTCGAGATAGTGCCTTATTTGCTGATAAGGGATAACCAGAGTCACAGAGTTCGAAGCAGCCGCTGCTAACAAGCGGTGTTGCAGAAAAGTTTGAGAAACCCGACTTGTGGCCTGGAAATCATCAATCTCAGAATCCGAAGTCATTGGAGACAACCAAGCAGCCAGGAGTCCATTGTGGAAACCAGTGCCTTGGACCATCAAAGTGACTTCAAGGTCAGATTTTGTACGCAGGAAATACTGGTAGGGAGCGGAATTGCCACCACCAACCAGGTCCCACGGAACACGAGCGGAATATAAAACTGAGTTGACGGGATCAGACAATGCCCAAATAAAACTCGCCATCAGTTGGGGACGTGAGGCAAGATCGGGGAAACTAATCTGATCCTCTGCGAGGGCCTTGTGGGCTAATTCGCTACCGACAGGTGTGACAACATTTGACTGGTCTTTCTGTGCGATGACTTCATTGAAGGTTACACCAACATCAGATCTGTTGCCTCTGTCCATCTGACAGCGAATTTGTGGCTCATCAACCTCGTCGAAAGCAGAAGAGATAAGTTGCTCTTGGACGCCCTGTAGGGCATCATCAAAACCAAAAGAAGGTTCCAGAGTGTAGTTTTGGGCACCGTAAAAGGAGAGACGCACATCCGCACCCACCATTGCATTAATGTAGGCGGTCTGTGATGTCGTTTCAGGGCCACGGAGCGAATTGATCACAACGATAGCCCAAGTACCCATGGAGTATTCACTCGGTTCAGCAGGGACACCATTGGGGACCTTAAGCCACTCAGTTGCACAACGCCAAGGGATCTCGACATCAACAGTATCCTGTGACGAGTCAAATTCAGTGGTGTGAAGGTATTGTCCAGTCAGTTCACTGAGCGTTGAGGGGAGGGTGTGTTGTCCGTAAAATAGGGCGACGGCCAAACGATACCCAACCAGGGCGGCAGAATTAACAATCAAATGTAATTTAAGCGCACCCCTCCAATAACTCCAAGGGGCGCAAACATACTCCATTGCGGTGGGCTCAACTACATCACCAAGCGAGGCTGAATATAGCCGCGGGCACACAGTCAAGGGACCACTCGCAATGACTGTACCAATGGCAACTGTATTGTCAAGGAGGTAAGTTTCGTAGAAAGTAGGCGCCATCAAGCGATCCATTTGCAGGTCGTCATCAGCAGTATTAAGATGCTCGGGTTTGACCACTTGGGCTTCACCCGAATTCAAATCCATATTGTTGGCATAGGTGACATTCGTAGCATGATTGAGCATCGGAGTGCTCCGCCGCAGAACAGGGGTGTAATTCAAACCAAAATTGGGTTTGTCAGCCCCAGCTTTAGCAGAGAATTTCTGTTCAAAGGCATCATGCGAAGAACCAACGTCAACGGTCTTCCCAACGACCTCCCCAACATTTGTAGTATGTTTGGAGATCGTAAGACCATTGCAGCGAACTTCGAGATCAGGAACATAGCGCACATGCCAATCGAGCAAGCCCTCTTGCCATGAGTACAGATCAACAGGTCTGTTCAACTCACGCAGGGTTTGCTCGAAGTCAGTGTGGAAATAATCAAAGCGTTCTTTTCCAGAACACCAAACATTACGAAGTGCCATGTTCATGTTGTCTACAAGGCCAGTGTGCCGATCAAGTGTGCGAACAAACTTGATAGATTTGGCAATCGAACTGTCCTTTATGCATGCCATATACCTGACATTTGGAACGGCTGGGTGGGCGGGCACAACGGAATTGCTCAGAAAAGTGAGCTCTTCCACCGGCTTATTAGTTCCAAACGAGTCAAGCTTATCGGCAGGAGTGTACTCAACACCATGTTCATTGAGAAAACCTTGAACAGCTTTCCCGTTAAACCAGGGAGTAACACGTGCAGAATTTGCCTGAACGTTGTCGTCGCCGAACGCATAAAACTTCACATTACGTGTGTAGCCAGATAAACCAGCAACTGAATGCAAAACATGAAACGGTCCCAACTCATCTTCCTCCACACGTTGGTGGGGGGGAGCCAAAACCAAATAAGCAGTTTTATTGTTCGTCGATGCATTGTCGGTATTTGCAGCAGTAGTAAGCACACCACCAGAACAATTACCATGGTAAGAACGAAAGAGTGTGTCATAGATCAACTCGCACGAGTGTGGTATCTCGTGTGCGAGGATCATCCGCACCAAATCATCTTCCTTGGTCCAGCTTGGGTCCTTTCGATACCATTCATTAATGGCGTCGGCCCAAACTAAAAAGAATTGTTCGGTAATAGTGGAATCAAAGGCGTGGTAGTCACCATCAAAGCCATGTGTGCCAACTTCCTTAAGCCCCTTGACCATGCGATCAAAATCGGGAGAATAAGGATTCATACCAACAGCACTTGAGCTATTTAGGCACGATCCGAAGAAGGCATCCAAATAAGCACCAAAGTACTGCCGAGTTAGAAGTTGGTTGGCGAAGCTAGTGGCAGTGATGTTACGGGTGGCGATTGAAGTTATCTTATGTGGTGGGCGCCCTTCATCCTTTAGAAAATTAGTCCAAATGATTTGGGGCCTTTCACCTCTGCGCATCATCTCTTCCATCTCAGCCACTCTTTGCAGCACATCCGGTGCCACAAAATCAAACTGGCCGGTCTCCTCATTCAACTCAAACAACCGCCGCTTCCCATTTGGGGAGATCCAGTTTTCTGGATAACCCGCAAACGTGGTGCGGTCAATTGGATGTAAATTCGGACAACCTGTGCCGTTAAGGGCTTCGTGGGGATTCAAAATCTTGCGAGCGCCTTTGTAACCAGCCCTCTCAGAAACCGTATGAAACACTGCAGCGCGGTGTTGTTTTACGGGAAAGAGCTTCGTGACAGTGGCATTCTTAGAACAAGCTTTAACCAGGATGGCATGGGGAGTAGTATACTCAGTTCCAGCAACCCTAGGGTCACGATGGGAAAGAATAGCTGGCTCATCCAAACACGAGTTGGCAACCTCGGAAATACCGTAGGCTGGTGAAATTCGCATTTTGGTCTTATCGGGGGAGAAAACTGGTTTCTCAACCTTACCGACAAGTTCAAATTCTGGGCCGGCTGGGCAATACCTGCCAACACCAGAGGTAACTGGCACAAACTCGTCATCAGAAGCACAAATATGGCCCAAAGTTGGGAGCCCATCAAATATCACACGAAGATCTTCCTGTGTGACAATGATCGCTCCACCACTATAGGTATGGGACTTATTGTACTTCCCAAAAGCATGGAGACCGAGGATAGTGGCAACACCAACGGGGGCGGCCAAAACAGATCCACAATCACCATATTTGGTTACATACTCTTCTCCGAAATCAAGTTCCCAATACTTTGGTAGGTACAGGTCTTTGACATCGTTGTCTAAAGAGGACCAGCGAATGGCTTCATCCACTCGGCGCAAGGTCCCAATCGCACGGGCAACTGGGCCCTCAGCACTGCGAGCAGGGCACAAAAGGGTC